AAGGATATACCTTTCGGTGTAAGTTTTATAACCTTATCTTTCATTAATTAAGTCGAGCCCTTTCACGCTCTTCTTTAGCTTGTATATATCTAGCATTAGCTTCATCATCTAAAAGCTGTTGCATAGTTTCTCTGATCTTATCAGTAGTATTATAGTATTGAACATTGTTCATAACTATATGCCTCATGATAGCAGCAGTTAAAGCATGAATACTAAAGTCAAAGTTACCTTTGTCTTTTTCTTTCTGTGCTTGGTTTATTAACAAATCAAATTTATCCATGTACTTCATAATAAACTTGTATGTTTTGTCGTCTTTTTTACTTTTCTTTTTCATATGTTTTCTCTCTTTCTAAATGTAATATAATATCCCAGAAAATAATGTCAACCCCTATTTTCCCTGGCCACGATATTTTTTATACGACCTACGCTTGTGCTTATTCATCTTGGTTTTACTAGGATTTCTACCTATGCTTGTCTTGTGAAAGACTGGTTCGTGAGCTACTTTTGCGTATAATCCTTTAGACTTCTTCGCCATTAAAATATTCTTCTACTTTCGACTTAGGTGTTCTAGCTGTGATTGTAGGTAAATAACTTATTTTACCATTTACATGTTGTTCTAGATCAGAACCACAACTCATACATCTATAAAACTTTCTAGTAATACCAACTAACATTGTATACTCTTCACACTCAGAGCAAATACCATTAACTATCTCTGTGTGAAATTTTATAAATTTGTTCTTTTTTCCTGTCATAAGTTTTTTTAGACTTTACCACACGCTGATGATATCGTCTATCCTTTAATTGTTTAGCAATCTTGTTATTTTTTTTAGTCAAGAATTAAGGAAGTAATTTTCTTCTCCCCCATATATATTTCTATGTTTGCTTTAGATTTTATACATTTGTAGACAACTCTATCTTTGCTACTCTTGTCCTTCATAGCATAACGTTTAGCCTTCATACATTGAGATAATGACTCGTGATAACGATGTTCTATAATTTTATGGTCCTGTATAAGTAACAATGCGAAAACTAATTCAACCATTAGTGTGCTCCGTTACCATTTCTAATTAATTTTTCTACGTCTTCTGTAAGTTTTTTTGTTCTATCTTTTAAAAATTCTATATTAACCGCATTGTTTCTCATACTCTTAACCTCTGCATCTACCTCTTCTAAAACACCTGCGAGGTGTTCTACTAACATAAATAATTCAGCCTCCCCACTTGATTGACCAAGCTCTCCACGTGGGTATTTAATTCTAAACTCTGAGTTTTGTTCTAAATCTTTTTGCATCAACTCTATTTTTGTAGCATGATTATTTAATGTTTCATGCAACCCAAAGTAAGCCCAGGTTCCAATTGCAACGAGTGCAATCAAACTAGCAACCGTTTTCATAGGCATCTGCACGGCAGCCTCTTCAGATATATTTAATGGTTTTTTATTCATGTTTCGGTTTTGGTGGTGGCAGTATAATATCTTTTGTCTCTATTTTCAATGATGTATGATTCACTGGCCTTACACAAAAAGCTAATAAACATAACAAAATTATAAGTATTGCTGTGAACCTGTAGTCCATAACAACCTCCAGTCATTACTGTTTATTTGGTATAAACAAAGATATTATTTTATTCCAAATACTCTTTATTTTATTTTTTATTTTTTTAATCATGTTTTCCTCCGTTATTATAGATTCAATAATACACTGACATCTTTTCTTTTCAAACTTACAATCCATACATATATTTAAACTCATTTTTTCTTTTCCTCAATTTCGTAAAAAAATTTATCAGTGTCTTCTGTTCTCCACTGACTACTATCTTCTACATTCCACTCGTTAGTTTGCACTTTCCAATCAGGAATATTATCTTTCACTGTGAAAGAAGGTATGTCCCATATACATCGATTGTTAGGTTGTGCTGCATAATTACCATCATCTAATGCAATTATGTGAGCGCACTTATGTTCGTGCGGTATTTCAGAATGATCTGTGTCAAGTATATTACTCTCTGGGTGGGCAAAATCAACAGTAAATAAATATTTACCTGGGTGCCATTTTTTATCTTTGCCTATGTATTTACCGGCTTGTCCGTCTAAAATATCCCAACTAGTAACAGCAGGATAATAACTAAAACAATTCCATAACTCCAACTCGTCAAGTCTACGCCTAGGTACATCGGCCGGCTTAAATCCTCTTTGTATGAAGGCAGATATCGGGAGACGATAAAATACAGCGCCGTTTTCCATAAGTGCATGCCATAAGATAGCACGACCTGTAAGAGCGCTAAGACCAAAGATAATGCAGTCTTCAACTTCTCCCCTATGTTTTTCCATGTCATATAAATATTCTCTCCTTATTTGTGCATAAGTTACTGGTATGTTTGCATTTAAGTAAGCCATATATATTATCCATTTATCTCTCCCCAATTATTTCCGAACTCGTAGTCAACTTTATTGGGCACTTCTAGTGTAACAGCCTCTTCCATAATCTCAATAATTTTTTTAGCTTGTGCGTCATCTTCAATTGATAGATCTAGTTCATCATGTATTTGTATATGAGGTACGATACCTTCTTTGTATAATTCCAACATAGCTTTCTTAGTCATGTCAGCAGCAGATCCTTGAATTAATTTATTTAATGCTTTGTATGTGTAAGCTCTCCTGATCCCCGGTCCATGCTCTCTGAGTGCTTCTTCGTGTGGCAATGCTTTGTGCATACCAAACTGATTAGGTTCCCAAAGATGAAACCTGCATAGTCTACCCAACAGGGTACGTATCTGTCCACGATCCTGTGCTCTGTTAGATGCTTTCTCCATTAGTTGTTTTACAAATGGTACACGAGAATGGTATGTATTAAATAGGTCAACAGCTTTGTCCTTTGTTACCCCTAATTCTGCTTGCAATTTTGCTTTACCCATGCCGTAGAACAATCCTAGGTTAATTGTTTTAGCCTGTGTTCTAGGTATCTCAGCCATATCAGCTACGGTCTGGTGAAAGTCTGAGCTAGCATCGTTTTGATAGGCATCTACAACGTCATATACAGACGGTAATTTGTACAAAGATGCATAATGCACTACCAACCTAGGCTCTTGCTGAGAATAGTCAAATACACCCCATCTATGGCCCTCCTCGGGTATAAATAATGACCTTATCTTAGGTCCAAGGTCTTTGTTTCTAGCAGGAATCTGTTGAAGATTAGGATTCTGGTAGGAGAATCTACCAGTAACCGTGCCCCCGGTCTGTGATCTGAGTTGGTTTATCTCAGCATGGATTCTACCTTTATGTTCGTATCTTAAAATAGAATCTATAAATGTTGTATGTGCTTTGTTAATCTCTCTTGCTTGTGCAATCATCCTTACTACTGGATGTTTGTGTTCTTGTAAAAAGTTTTTTGTAAAAGATGGTGATGCAGTTTTTTCTGTACGTGGATATTCTAATCGTAACATATCAAATACATTTGCAATAGATCTTGCTGCCCAGATCTGTGTATCAATGTTAGTCTCACCTTTTATCTTATGTAGTAAATCACGTTCTTGTGCTATCAATTCTTTTTTCATTTCATGTGCACGTTCTACATCTACACGTACACCCTTGAATCTCATATCAACCAGACAATGAAACAGATCAGACTCTAGATCAAATATATCTTCTAGGTCCTGATTAATTATTTCTTTTTTCATCTCTTGCCAAAGTCCAAACGTAACCTCAGCATCACGTTCTGCATATGCACCAACATGCATCGCAGGTAATTTGTACATCTCTGATTTTGGATCTATGCCCCACTCTTCTGCAGCTTCTGCAAGTGCAGCCTCGTTCTTACCATAACCAAGATAGTGCCATGATAAACTATTAAGATCGTATCTGAATCTATTCTCATCGGTCAACGCTGCAGCTATCATGGTGCAGGCTATGTCACCATTTATTTTTAGTCCCATTGATCGCAACCAACAAACGTCATAGATTGCATTGTGAAAAATTTTTGTTGATGGTGCTTCGAGTATATCTTTTAACCAAGACATGACTCTTGATCTATCCATGTTACCACCACCTTCATGTGCAATAGGAAAGTAACCTTTAAAATGTTTTGTAGCAACAGCGATACCAATAACTTCACCATTACCTATTACAGAACCAGATCCTTTCTTTAATAAATCAGGATCTTTTGTTTCTAAATCAATTGCAATCTCATCGACCTGGCGTAGGTCAGGAAATTCTGTGGGTTTAACCCATTCTGTTTGTGCTTCAAACTTAGGTATTTTCATTATAATCTCGTTCTAATATCATTTCTAAAAAGTGTATTGCTTTCAATATATCTTGCTTCTTTCCTTTATCTCGATGTCTTATAATATATTTTATAGCACAACCTTCAGGATATAGCAATTCATTCTCAACTACAAACTTACTTGGCTGTATTTTATATTTTTGATAATGTGATCCTCCGTGTTGTTTATCCCAAACTTTCGATGTCATAACCTCTGTCCTCCTTACGTGCTGACATGATGTATAAATTTTGTTTTGTTCTTGTTACACCAACATACCAGACTCTGTTTTCTTCATCTGCTTTGTCTTCGTTTTTTTCTGATGATTCTCTTATTGTTTTTGTATTATCCAAAATTAATAACACATTGTCAGCTTCTCCACCTTTTGCTGCATGTATTGTAGATAATTTTACTCTTGCATCTTTTGATAATTTTTCTCCATAACTTAACATCTCACGTATGTATAAACATTCTTCGTAGTCTACTACAAATACATCAAACCAATTTATTGTTTTATCGTAAGTTAAATCTGCAAGATCATACATTTTTTCTTCCGTTGGTTTTAAATTACTACCTGTACATTCAATAACATCTTTTACTTCAGACAAAGATAACAGCTCACCTTTCTGCCATCTTATGTAGTTTAGAATGGTTCTAAACAAGGTTGACTTATAACTTTTTCTACCTTTGTACTGATAGTAAATGCCCATATCTTTTAATAATGGCATAAGTTTGTTTAGTCTGTCGTTGTATCTTGCGAGTATTAACCAGTTGCCATCATGTAAAGGCAGACCATCTAAGTCTGTAATATAATTTACATCACCAACTTCTCTTCTTGCTTGCCATTGTTTTTTAATTCTTCTCTCATCTGGTATTCGATCTAAGATCTTATTTGCTATGTCCTGTACCTTTAGTGGGACCCTGTAAGATTGTGGCAAAATTATGTCTTTCTTTGAAAACTTTTGCTGAAATTTTTTTACATCTGCGCCTGCCCAGCCATAAATTGCTTGATCATCATCACCTGCTAGTATAACATATTTGGAATTTTTCGTTATAATATCTACCATTTTCCATTGTATCGGTGATAAATCCTGGGCCTCGTCAATAAATGCTATGTCAAAATTTGGACACAATTTAGACACATTAAATCTCTCAATCATGTCAGTAAAATCTACTAGTTTATATGCATCCTTATAGTTTTGTAATTCGTCTGAAATAATTTGTAATAATTGTTTATCCATGTCCTGTGAATACATATCTGTATTATATTCATCCTCTATAGATACCTCTTTTATTCTAGCTGCATTTATAAGATTAAAATATTCGCTGTTAGAATCTACGAATCCTGTAGTTTCTTGACCATCAGAATATACTGTCACCTGTATACCTAGTCTCCTACCTATATCTTCGTAATGTTCATCTTGTAATACTTCTGATTTTTTTAATCCAAGTCTAGTAAAAGCTAGTGAGTGTAATGTTCTAAAATATTTTAAATCTTTTTTCTGAAAAGGTGTGTGATAGTCTAACATTCTATCAATAGCTTCGTTTGCAGCTTTAGTGGTAAATGCAAAATAACCTATCTTATCAATATCTGTACCAAGTTTTAAAAATGTTTTAACATATTGTAATAACTTTGTAGTTTTCCCTGTTCCCGGAGGCCCGAATAATTTTCTACTAATCACATTATCTCCGTTTTGTGCACCAGTTTTGTGTGGTGTATTGGCACTTCTTCAAATGCTTTTATATTTATTTGTACAACATTCTTGGTAGATGAATTGTATTTACCAGATTCTTTTGATGGATATCTTTTTTGTTCTAAAAAATCTATCTCACAATCTTTATATATAACTTGCATCATACGACCTGTCTTATCTTCACTATGTTTCCAATTCTTAGATCGTAGCTTGTCAAAAAATTTATCAAACTTAAAAAATGCTAGATCGTTTTCTATTAACACAGATCCAGTTTTAAATGCTGCATCACTTGTAGCTCTTGGTCCATTTATTTTTGCATGTAATACATCATGTAGTTTTTCTTTTGGTGATGTACCAATAGGTGGGTGTACTATCTTTTGTGTTGCATATAATGCATCCATAACCATTTGTTCTTGATCACCTTTGATAAGAGGTGGTAAGAATCCTGCAGCTTTTGATATTGAGTTACGTCTTTTACGTTGATCATTTAAATGTTCAACAGATCTACAATGCACAGTTGCTGTGCCAATACCATCTGGTTTTGTTACATCAAATTCATATTCTGGTTCTGGATCTAGATCTATTTTTTTAAGATTTGTTAACACAGGGTAAGATCCTTTTGATCCTGCTAAGACTCCATATTTTTTCTTAACACAGATACCTTTCTTACAATACTCACTAATAGGACTCTGTGTACATGTATAACCTTTTGTACTTCTGTTCCATGATTTTACTTTTGCATTTAATATTTTATCATCCCATGCATTTGCATGCTCTCCAGAAAAATATTTGACTGGTGCATTTTTTACTTTCTGTTGCCAGTTATCCGGATACTTCATCTTTGTAAACACATGATAATTATACATAAATCTATCTTTGCCATCAAAATCTGGATTAGAAGTTAGCTTGGATAGTATGGCTAGACAAGGTGGTCCTTCGTTAAAATCTTCGTCAACACCTTGCATATCTTTTTGTTCTATTGATTCAGTAATTTCTTTCAGTCTTTCTTTGTCTACCAGGTTTGCTTCGATGACCTGCATAAACTGGTCTAGAGTAAATGTTGTTCCATCTGCATTAAGAGCTTGTCTCTTATCACCTCCTAGATATGGTAGATTTATAAATTGACCTGGACGTAGTTGTCCTGTTTCATTGTCTTTTGTTAGTTGTGTTTGTTTTGGAAATATTTCACAATCAGGTTTTAATTTAAATGTTGGTAGTAAATTACTTAGAAAAGATTTTACAGCAGATGCGCTTGTAAAAGTTTTCATAAAAATAAATAAATGTAGACCACCGCTTTTAGAAGCTACTGGTAGTAATGGTAAACTATATTCCTGAATTTTTTCTATAAAAAATTTTTTATCAAAGTTGTCATAGTCTTTTGGATCTATATCTATAACACCAAATTTTACTTCTGAATTTTCATTA